CCATTTTCTCATAGTGGATTAAAAGTAGATTTTGATTTTTCTGAAAACTTTACAGGTATGTTAGGAATTTTAAATGCTACTGATGCAACAGAATATAACATATCAAACTTTAATACATTAGGAGCTCAATTAGGCTACAAAGGAACGTATTTAAATGCTTTATATGGTAAACAAGATGATGCGTCAAAGCCTACTTTTCAAATTGATTTAACAGCGGGATATGATTTATCTAAAAAGTTTTACTTAGGTGTTAATTCTACTTATAATGAAACTGATGGTTCTGGATTTTACGGAGTAGCTTTATATCCACAATATTCTTTTGGTAAACTAACAGCAGGTTTTAGAGGTGAATATTTTTCAGATATGGATGCCGATGTTATTAACTTAACAACTACTTTAGATTATTCTGTTGATAATTTAAATTTTAAATTAGAATATAGATTTGATAAAGACCACAAAGAAGTTTTTATAGAAAAAGACAACTTGTCTAGTATAATACTAGCGGCAGTTTATTCTTTTAACTGAAAATGTGCTTCATAGATGATTATATTGATGATTTAGCAATATGTTCAATCATTGATAGTAATTTAAATTAGTTAATTTTTTTATAGTTTTTTTTTCCCTTTGTGTCTTGGTTATTTTAAATATTTATTATGGAAAATCAAATTAACGATGCTCAAAACAAAGGGCAAATGGTAATGGATTTATTAGAGAAACATGATTTATTCTGGGAGGTAAAGAAAGAAAAACTTTACACATCAGAAGGAATTCAATCTAATTATTATTCTGTACGAAGAGCAGATGAAGACACAGAGTTTATGACTTGCAAAAAAGGTTATGAAGTATTTCAAAACTGGGATTTAGCAGAATTAACTCATGAAATCGCTACAAAATTAGGCGGTGATATTAAAAAAGGAGGTTCTATTCAAAATGGGCGTAAAGTATTTATGCAAATTGATAGCGGTTCATTAAAAAACATTGGTCTAAACAATGATCAAGTTGATAAATACATAACGGTTATCAATAGCCATGATGGTAGTTCTGGAATAGGGCTAGGTATGACTAATGTTACTGTAAGTTGTAGTAATACTTTTTACAAGGCTTACAGAGATTTAAATCATAAAATTAGACATACTGTAACTATGAGAGAAAAGATTGACGCAGTATTATACGGTTTAGAAGCATTTAAAGATTCTGAAACAAGTTTATATGAAACTTACAAAAGAATGGCTGAAATTCAAGCTAAGCCTAATGATGTTAAGCGTTTAATTAAAAACCTTGTAGGTGTTGATGTAGATATGACGGCAAGTGAAGCTCAAGATACTTATTCAACAAGAGCGTTAAACAAAGCAAAGAATTTAAGTATTCGTATTGCTGAAGAATCCGCACAAAAAGGTCAAACTTTATGGGGATTATTCTCAGGTGTAACTTCTTACACTAACAGAGATTTGTCGGGCAACAGAGATTTAATGGAAAATAAAATCGTTGGAGCTGGTCAAAAGATAGACGGTAAAGCATATAATCAAATTGCTCAATTAGTTTATAGTTAATTATCAAAAGCCATGATGGGATAAAACCCATTGTGGCTTGATAATTAAAATTTTAAACTATGATTTTTACACAAATTTTAGAAAAGTTAGACAACTTAGACGTTGTTGTAACATTTAAGAAGATTGGTAATGAATATACTGTTTCAGTATTGCCAAAGCCAAAAACTTCTGATGAAAGTGCTAAACTAATTGTTCCATTTATTGTAACAGGTACTCATATACCTAGCATAATAGATGAAATAAGTAAAGCCTTAGAAAATCAATTACCTCAAATTTCAGAAGTAACCACAAACATGAACTCTTTTATTAATTCGGCAGAAAAGATGAAAGCAGAATCAAAGATGGCGGAAGAGAGCAAGAAAAAACAAAAAACTCTCGACGACAAGGTAAAAAAGAAATTAGAGAATTTCGACAAATTAATCGAAGAAAAATCTTTCAAAGAAGCACAAAAGTTAATCGACAGTGCGTTTAAAATAGACGCAGAAAGCTCGTTAGCTAAAGCGTGTAAGCAAAAGCTAGATGATAACAACAAAAGCGTTGGATTATTTCAAGAACAAGCTTATACGGCTCCAGCAGAACCTAAAGTTGTTGAATCAAAACAACTAAGTCCTGACCAGATAGAGTCAATGATGGAAGAAAGATATAGAAAAATGAATTTTTAATGGCTGAAACTAAAAGACTAGAGAGATGTTTTAAGTTCAATGAACTTACGCTCGCAGACCCAAATCCTAATTTTACTTTAAAACAAGTGTTAGATTTTTATGCTAACTCTTATCCAGAATTGGTTAATTCACACCTTTCTGAACCTGTTGTTGTAAAAGATAAAATTGAATATACTTTTGAAACAAAAATAGGTACTAAAGGATGAATAATTTAATTGAGAAAGTTTTAAGGTCGCTACCTCATGACATAATTTTAAAAGTCAAGAATATATGCAAAAAGGAGGAGAAGAATGTCGTTATGTTGGACAATGCGTTACACCGACAACTATGCAACAGAGTACTGAACGAATCAGAAGAAGAAAAACGTATAAAAGTTCCGAAAGGAACAACACGTTTTACCCTGTAGTATCTGTAAAGGATAGGTATAGTTTATTGCAAATTGATAATGTTTGTTTAAGTCTATTAAGTGTTCTTAATGAACACACAAATATAGATTTAAGCAACATTATGAATTTGAACGATCAACAAGAATTAATCGATTTTTTAAACAAAAAAATGCTTGAGTTGTTTCAAGATGAATTGACGTATTTTGATTTTGAAGACGTTGTCTTTAATGGTAAATCAATAATACTTTATAAAACTGAAGCAACAGAAGGTAATTGTTTTACATTAGATTGTATTAATAGTGTTGATGATGAAAATTTAAAAAAGATTATTCGATATACAATAGGAGCTTTAATTGTTAAATATAAATTTCCTACGTTTAAGGATAATTATATGTTTAATTGTGTTTTAGAATACTCTACTAATTATGAAGAGGAAGAAGATGTAGAACCAGATATTGAAGAATCATTTAATGAATACTTTAATAAGCATAGTTCTGTTTTAGACGAATGTATTTCTGAATATATAAAAGGAAGTAATGATTGGCATTATGATTATTTAATGGAAATTCCCAATCATACTAAAATAGTTAAAACAATTTTGGAAATGGTAAAACATTATCAAAGCTATGAATCTAAAGATTTTTGTTTTAGCAAAATTATACATGAAGATTTAAGTAAAACTGATGATGAATATATGTCTTTTGACATTTATTTTTCAATCTTACCTTCTTATGATGCTGTTTTTGAAAATTATGAAGAACATATAAATGCTTATTGTGGCGATTATTCTTTAGAAGAAATGGTATATACTAAAGATTATTCTTTAGAGGGTGTAGAAAACACTATTAAACATGAGAAAACAGTAAAATACATTAAAAAAATAGTAGAATTTTTATGGAAAATTTAAATAAAAAAGTTTTCAAACCTATCGACAGTTTAGAACCTAAAAAAGTAATGATTTTTTACAGAAATAATAAAAGTCAAGACTATGTTGAGGTAAGAGATATCGATAGAAAAGGTAAAATGCTAGTAGGAAAACCTGCTAGCATTAAAACAATGAATTTTATGAAAGATTTAGTTGTTGAATCAATCGACCAAATTCATGTTGAAGTTGATTGTAGACCAAACAAGTTTTTTTGGGTAGATACTACTCCTGATAACACTTTAATTGCTTGGACTGAAAAAGCTCAAGAAAGAATTGTTAGAATAGGGGATATAAATCACAAGTATCAATGTCCTAATACTTTTTGGGCTTATAATGGTAGAGATGTGTATTTGTATGCTTATAAGCGGTTTAGACATTTTGAAACTACTTTATATAGATTAGCAACTCCAAACATTTACGATAATGGTAAAATATGTTGGGGAAATTTATCTGACAGTAGTCAAAATGTTTTCCGTAAATTGAGTAATTTTAGAAGTGTTGTTCCGCAACTTTTTTGGAATTCTCAGTTTAATAATCATTTACAATCTGGCTTGCCATTAGAAGCTGATTTATTTTATGAACTAAATAAACAAGCGCAGTTAGATAATCATATAGAAAGCGGTAAAAACATTAAACAAGTACTTAATGCACTTAATCAAAAGTTTTCTATCTAATCCGCTATCGCCTATTCATATCGATTTGATAGGTGTTGGAGGTACAGGTTCTTATGTGTTACAAGGTTTAGCTAAGTTAAATCTTGTACACAAAGAAGTTGTAATGAACAGTCAAGGAATAAAAGTTAATGTCTTTGACCCAGACGTAATAAGTTCTTCTAATACAGTAAGACAATTATTTCGTGAAGAAGAAATAGGAGAAAGTAAAGCCATGACTATTGTTGGAAATATCAATAGAAATTATGGTTTTAGTTGGAATGCTTTTGAAGAAAAGTATGATGTAAGAAAAATAAAAGACACACAAGTGATCATATTATGTCCTGATAACATGGAAGTAAGAAGAAAAGTTTACGACTATGTTGCTCATAAAATAAAAGGGCAAGAAATAAATCATGGAGAAGGTGTTTATATTATTGATTTTGGTAACAGTTATGATTATGGACAAGTATACGTAAGTTACGTTCCTGGTGGAAATGTCATAAAAGGAACAGCAAGTTATGGTTTTCCTAAAGGTTATTTAGAAACTAAAGAAGATTTAAACGAACCTAGTTGCTCTATTGCAGAAGCCATATCAAAACAAAAACTGTTTATGAATCCATTGTTAGCAAATCATGGACTTAATCTGTTAGACGAGTTGTTAACTAAAGAACAGATGATTTACAAAGGCGTATATGTTTCATTAGAAACTCTAGCGTCAAAAAGCATAAATTGGAATGGTTAATTGGAGAGAAATTTTAGTAATAATACTATCAAATATTGCTATTGGAACAATACTAGTAGCAATAACAATAATGATACAACGAAAAAGTTGTGATATTGAAAATCAAAATTTTACAGAAGTAACAAAGGAAGCCGAGCATTAGCTTGGTTTTCCCTTTGTGCTTTGGTTATTTAATTTATTATTTATTATGGGAGAACAGTTAAGTTTTGACAACTTACCAAATTTTATTGGACAAACTAATGTAGAAATCGAAGAACTTGTTTTAGGAACTTTTATAAATTATCCAGATACATATTATTTGTTATCTGATAGTATTTCTGTAAAAGACTTTTCAACTACTGAAACAAGATTATTATATCAAGCAATATTAGAATTAAGTAAAATATCTAAAATAGATATTGCTACTGTAACTGATATGTTGATTAAGAAAAAGTATGTTCTTTTATCCAATGTAAAAAGTGAAGTAAATCTTATTACGTATTTAGAAGAAATATGCAATAAGGTTGACACTGATAAAAATATTAAAGACCACGTTAAAATCTTAAATGGATATACGCAAAGGAGAGAATTATTCTCTTTATCACGTAATATAAGCGAAATGTGTAACGATAGTCAAGACGGACTAGAAATTATACAGTCAATTCATAAAAGCTTGTTAGACATTCAAGAATTAGCAGAAGTAGAGGACTTTAGTGTTGAAAAATCTATGATTAATTTCATAAATGATTTAGAAAGCGAAAAAGCTTTAGGAGTAAAAAGCGGTATACCATGTTTAGATAGTTTTATTTATCAATTTGATTTAAATAATTTAATAATTATAGCTGGCGCACCTTCAATGGGTAAAACAGCTTTTGCATTAGAAATATTTAAAAACAATATAATGTTTGAAGATATATGTCCTATATTCTTTTCATTAGAAATGACTGATTTAGAATTAACCAAGAGATTGATTAGTTCTTACAGTTGTATTGAAATGTTTAAGTTTAGGGATAAATCTTTAGACGATATTGATAAAAGTCAAGTTAATAAAACTATCAAAGCCTTTAAAACTAGAAGTTATTTTATAGATGACAAATCTAGAAAACTCGGTAAAATATTAAATCAAATCAGAAAACAGGTTATAAGACATAATTGCAGATTAGTCATTATAGATTATCTTCAGTTAATATCTTTTAGGTCTAAATCTGGAAATAGAGAACAAGAAATTGCAACTATTTCAAGATCACTTAAAGAAGTTGCGGCAGAATTAAAAATTGTTATAATAGCTTTAAGTCAATTAAACAGACAAGTTAACGCTAGGACTAATAAAAGACCTATGCTTTCTGATTTGAGAGAATCGGGTGCAATAGAACAAGACGCAGACATGGTTATATTTCCGTATAGACCTGCTTATTATGAAATGCAAGACAAGGGAATACCAGAGTTAGAAACTGATGTAGAGATTATTATTGCAAAAGGTCGTAGTACAGGAGTAGGAACTGTTTATGCAAACTACGTAAGTAAATATGTAAAATTTATTAGCGACTTTAAAGAAAATGCGAAAATCCAAATATTGGCAAATTCAACAATCGGTATACAAAACCACTGGGTTAAAGCCAGTGATAATAACAATAATAGTTAAAGCTTTTTGGAACTCTATTAGAAAATTATTGAAGAAAAAACGTGAAGTAAACTTAAAAGGATACTTCATGTTTTTGAAAAATAAAAAGGACTAAAAGCTATAAACTTTGTTGTAAAATAATTACATTTGTAATATATAAATATATGTTTGGACTGATAGTTAAAAAAGACATTATTGAAGGTATTGATGATGTCCATGAAGTGTACGAACAGCTTTTAAAAGTAGGAGTAAAAACACTAAACGACAAGGAAAAAATAGTAGAATCAGCATTGTGGTATCACAAAAACACAGGTCTACTAGAGAAGGTAAAGACAAAGGAACAATTAAAATTTGCAGAAGAAAACGACGAATATCAACTTTTATTTTTAAATTAATATGAAGCCGAATACACTTATTCTCGGAGCATCTGGTACAGGAAAATCTTCTAGTATCAGAAATTTACCCAAAGACACAACGATTATCTTTAATACAGAGAGAAAAGCGTTGCCATTTAGAGAAGGTAAAGATTTCAAATTAAACTTTGCGATACATAACTATCCGCAGTTTGAGAAAGCCTTTGACAAGGCATTAAAAAGCGATAAGATAACTCACATTGTTGTTGAGTCCTTAACGTCTTTGATAGAAATGATTGATGAACATGCTGAACGAATTACGGGAGGTGGTTTTGAAAAATGGGCGTTGTATAACACTACGTTAGCAGCAGTCTTTAAAAAATCAAAATCATCTTTAGATAAGTATGTTTTTATGATTTCAATTGACCAAGTAATTGAATCAGCGGAAGGTGTTTCAGAAAGATACGCCGTAGTTCAAGGTAATAGATGGAAAAAGTCTATTGAAAAAGAATTTGTTAACGTATTGTATTCTACTGTTGAAGAAAAAGACGGAGATTTTAAATACGTATTCTTAACAAATAAGAATTCAAAATACAGTAACGTTTCAGCTAAAACTCCTTTAGATTTAGCACCAGAGTATATTCCTAACGACTTGAATTATTTTCAAGAACGTTGTGAAAAATATTTTGAAACAGATGAAGAGTTAGAAAGTATTGATAGTTTTTTATAAATCCTAAAATTTAGTTAAAAATGGATGCATTCGATTTTGTACAAAAGTCAGAATTAAAGTCAACGCCTACTTATGCGCAACACCCAGATATTGCTTTAGCGATAATTGAAAGTGCAGAGTATAAGCAAGGAGCATTTGGTAAAACGCCTGATGCAGAAATGTTTGACATTGTTTTTAGATTGCTAACAACGGCAAGTCAAAACAAAGCTAAATCGGCTGAAAACGCTGGTGATATTATTAGATATAAAGCGGTGTTACCTCACACTAGCTTTAATGAAAAAGCAAATGAGGTTAAAGGTTCAATCTTTAAAAGATTATGCGAAAGTGCTGAATCAACAGATTATGCTAGTTACAAAACGAACAGAAAGAAACTCTGTTCTGATTTGACTGGAAAGCAAGTAAAAATTGTAATAGTTTTGGAAGAAGCTTTTATAGTTGATAAAGATTCAAAGGAGCCGTTGATTAAAAACTTTACTAAAGTTAGTATTGTTGAACATCCGAATAACACTATTAACAAATCAATGAACGATATTCAAAAAATCATTCCATTGAAACCTCAACGTAGAAAAGCATATGACGATGCTAAATCTTATTGGGATAGTTTACATGGTGGTAACGTTCAACAAGAAGGAGTGGTTGAGCAAAAAGGAGACGACCCTTTTGATTCAATAATGTAAAAATAAAAAGGAAGTGTAAAAGCTTCCTTTTGTTTTCTTATGGAGTATATAGCAAAAATAGAACAAGGGCAAATAATATTTTCTAACAGAGAAATATTAGAATTGCAAATACAAAGTTTAGAAGGAAAAAACGTAGCTGTTAGAATTCAAAAACTTGTAAAAAAAAGAAGTGATAGGCAAAACCGTTGGTATTGGGGAGTTGCTATCCCAACTATTATTAAAGGCATAGAAGAACAAAACGGAGAGGTCTTAGATAAAAGTACGGCACACGCTTTAGCGTTGAATATAACAGACGGGATTAAGTTAGAATCTAAAATGCTTTTTGGATATAACGTAATAGAAGTAAAACAAAAAAGAACTTCTGATATGTCGGTAGATGAATTTAATGAGTTTTATAAAAAACTACAAATTACTTTTGCTGAACGTGATATTATAATACCAGATCCTAGTCAAGAAAATTTTATTAATCAGATATGTTAGACATTAAAGAAAAAATAGAAGAAATTTCTGACACAATTGAAATGAAATTTGATATAGAAAAGTTTTTTCCTTTTGAGGAAAGGATTCATAAATTATTTAATAAAGTAAAAAGAAATGTTAACAGTAACGAAACATCAAAAAATAATAGAGGAGTTTCAAAAAATAAAACTTCCAAATAATTTTGGTTTAATATCAAAAACGATAAAGTTTAAAGTTCCTGGAGAAATTTTAAAAGAAGAATTTGAAATTTGTTTAAAAGAAGAATTGATTAGTTTTTTAAAAGGAATTAATTACATAGTACTTAAATGGGATTGTGTTTATAATGACGAATCATTTACGGCTATTGAATTACATTTAGAGCCTATTCATACTGAAGACATGTTGTACAATTTGTTCTTTTTGAAAAAGTTGTTTGATGAAATAAACAATATGTACGGAACAGTAGAGTATGAAGAACGATACAGAGAAGTAATGAAAAAAGTAATTTCACACCCTTAATTTTTAAAGAGCATTGGTTTTCCCTTTGCTCTTTGATTTTTGTTATGAACGATTTATTTCCAAAAGTAAATACTGAAGATTTTCAGTCTAAAGAAGAACGTTATTT